GTATTCTTTCTCGCAATAACTCATCTTCTTCTCTCTGAGGCCGGGTAGTTTGATAACCAGCATGGCCTACGACCGGCCCTAACTTCTGTGCTACACCTCCTATTGGCCCCCGCCACTTTTGCCCCTTGAGGAGCGCCGCTGCCATTCCTCTTTGTATGCCGGGAGCATATGGCACGGCACTCGCCGCCATAAGAGCGGCGACCATAGGCTCAACTAAAGGAATGGTGCCAGTGGCCGCAGCGGTCCCTGCCCCCAATACTGCCGCTCGCTCTGCTGTCCCGCTGCTGCGGACCTTATCCCCCAAGACCCTCATTCCTGCTGATGATAGGTCTTGTCCCAGCGCCCTTCCTCTTGCAAAGTCTCCCTTGCCTACGCTTCGATCCGAAGCCCTTACGGCTGTGGCGTAGTGGCCGGGAGTAAAATCCTCTCCCGACTTGACCGACTTCTGAGCCGCTCGCAATCTTGCATAATTCGCATAGCCTTTGTTGATGCTCTTTAGCTCTGCGGCATGTGCCGGGTTGCTCCTTGCAAGAGCATCCCTCAATGCCCTTTGCACCTCCGAAATAGCATCACCAACAATTCTATGATCTGGGAATGTTGATCCCCCAAATTTGTCGCCGAGCTTTCCTAACGCTTCTTCAACTGCTTTTAATTTAACTCCTCCTATAGGCGCGCCAAGATGCGGCATAACTTGATTCTCAAGGATTTTGTCTAAACTCTTCGCCGCGTCTGGCCCTATAATCTTCTTCGCTTCGGCAACCGCCTCAATAATATCATCCAGCAATTGAGTGTCTGGGATCAGCGTTACTTTCGGCAGAAGATTGTCATACGCTAAAGAAAGTTTCTTACTGACTTCATCTATTCCCGCACTTCCAACAATTCTTTTATCTGCGGTTTCCCCTATTGGTTTAAGCGCACGGTTACGGGCAGCTAGATTAAATTGCTCGGATGCTCGTTTTCTCCCCGCAGCGATTGCAGTGCCAAGGACGGGGACGGTGCCTATTGTTTCTTCTAAACGACCGACTGTACCGCCAATAGTTTGGCCCAGTGTCGAAGACACGCCCTCATCAAACAGCATCCTAGCATCAGGGTTTCTTACTCCTCTGATGACTCCCCCAGCGGCACGGAACGGTAAAGCAACTGGGTCTGCGTATGAAGCAACTTTAGCAACCTGATCTAACCCTCTTGATGTAGTGCCAGCGGCGCTGGCTATTCCGGGAGCGCCAGTAGCCCTTGCGACCTTACTTACCGCCAAAGCACCTTTAGCGGCAGCCATACCGCCGCCTGTGACTAGCGCAGAAAGGTCAGCAAAAGATCCCACAGGGTCTTTTGCCCATGTTCTTCTAAGCCCCGCGAATGCGTCGCCTTCGTCGCCGCCGTAACGGTCTACTATAAACTTACCAAAATTGTCTGCCGCTGTTTCGTCCAACTCAAGACCGGGAACCAGTTTTGAGGCAATCCCTCCAGCCAAATCCCTGATAGCTACGGCGGTGTCCACAGGGTTGGTAATCATTTCCCATATACCAGATGCCAGACGCCCCGCACTCGGCATAAGATTGTCAAACGCTTGTTCTGGGACTTCAGACCAATCAGGAGTTGATTCTGCCTTTACGGCTGCGGCTGCTCTTTCTTCTAAAGTAGCCATGACTAAAACCCTAATACTTTCAATCGACGGTCAATTTGTTTTCGCTCTTCAGCCGAAGGATTAGAAGATAGTTTTTTCGATATTTGAACCGCATCCATCTGGCTAATTGACCCAGTGATGTCAATTGGAGTGTAAACGGGCGCTGGGGGAGGCATGGTGAAGGGACGGCTCGGAATCTTATTGGTTCTGAGGAAATCATTCAACGAACCGTCTTTGAAATCCTTGTTCCAGCGTTCAATGTTTCTAACCTGTACCTTCCTCCTCATAGCAGCCATCTCCAAGAGAGTAGCCTTGGTAAGACCCTTATCGCCGGTTAAGACTTCACGCAGGAATTTCCTTTCTGCTGGCGTGTCTAACCCCCTTGCTCCAATACCAAGGGCTTTTATAAGCGGGAACACTTCTCTGCCCGTCAGAGTATTGACCATCTGTGTATCGGTGACTCTTGCCAGAGCTTCTTGGCTACCGAACTTTGCAAGAGCCTGATCCCTGAACACGCGCAAGTCTACGAGAAAGCCGACAACGCCCTCATCAGTCGAGTGCAATCTTGAAATTAGCATATCAATGTCTTTGATATTATTGGTCGCGTTTCTTGCTAGGCTATAATCTTTAAGACGTCTGTTAGCAGTTCCGGCCCCTCCCGCCTTCGCCGCCGCCACCTTGCCTACATGTCCTGGCGTTTTTTCTATTGGCACCTGTTTTTTAATGGAGGGAATAGGTGGTTCGCCTGGCCTCATCTGCACAATTGTTCTGCCTGTGTCTTTGTATTTAGTTGCCCTCACGAAATCTTTGAAGGTAGCAACCTCCGGTGAGTCTTTTCCATTGATGGGCGGGTATTTAACTTGAAGCCTCTGGAGTTCTTTGAAATCTCTCATATTGCTTGTCGGATCGTCCGTTAGCTTCGCCCGTGCGGCTGCTAGCTTGCTCGCAGCGAGGGCTTCAGCTACCTCTTTCTTATAGGCACGTTCGCCGGAAAGTAGCTCCGCCGCGTCCCTTTTTGTTTTATCTCCCAATAAAATCTGCATCATAACGTCACGAGAGCGGTCCCCCATCTGACCCTTCGGGGGTTCTGCACCAAATAGTTTGGCTAACCAACTAGTCTGATCGGGCATATCATATGCCCCCAGGTTTGCCTGTTGTCTTACGAGGTCCGCTCCGACTGGCTCTCCTGCTAGATAGGCGTCTAACTCATAATCTATTGCATCCCCCGCTTGTGGATCTGTGAGTGCTTTCATCATCTTCATTGCATTGGCTTCATCCGCACTTCTGATCTCTTTTTCCCTCTCTGCCGTAATATAATCGGCAATCAGCGGAGCGGCCTTGTCAAACAAATGACCAACGGGACTAAGCTGCGCCGTAGTGGCTGGCGTGCGTCTTGTTTTCGGAGCCGCGACAGACAGAGGTTTCGTAGACGCGGCTTTCCTATAGAATTCAACTGGATTAAATCTTTTGCGTGGAGCCATCACCATCTCCAGTCGGCATTTTCAAGCTGTGCATCAAGCGCCGCTTGCTCACGGGCTTTACGCGCCGTTTCCTCTTTAGCCCATTCCAGAATACGCCGCTTTGCGTCCGCCAGATAATCCGGCTGCTTCCCGAATTTGAATTCTGCGCGGCGTCCTCCCAGCTTTGGAGTCGGCCCCATCAATAATGTGTCCTTCATTCTCTCGCGCATAAAATTCACATCTGTATAAGCCATTTCAGAACCCCTCCGCGTAATATTTCACGGCGTTGGAAACGGCGGCATTAACAAGCGCGATATTGGGCGCAAGGGAATCATACAAATCAGGGTATTGGTCTTTCGTATACGACACCCTCGCCGCTCCGATCTTGCCCATGTATGCCGTGCAACACCAGCAATCCAGACTGTCACTGTCGTCGATGGTGGAATAATGATCCGGGAGGTTTAGCTGGTGATCGGAGATATATTCAAAGACATCCTCATCCGTCCAGTTCCAGAGCGGAGAGTGGTAATAAATCCCGTTGTCATCAACATACCCGTCAGGGACACCGACCTTTGAGTCACACTCCTTCGACCCCCGAACGACATATTTTATGTCGTTGTCGAGCAACGCCCGATTCATTGGATTCCAGATATTTTCCGCGCAACAAGTCGCATATGGAATGAGTGTCGCACCGAAGTCGGTCTTCGACATAGTTTTCATGAATGGCGTCGAGTCCCACGGAATAATATCCGCCGCCAAGCCGTTAGTTTTCTGCCAATCCATAACGCTATTTTCGGGGCGCGCTATAATCAAAGGAACACCGAATTCTTCACAGGTTTCAGATATAAAATCCTCGACGTGGGGGAACGCACCTCCCGTATTCGTGAAAAGAGCCTGCACGTCATCAACATCTTTGAAAAGATGAAGACAGACGATGCTGTCTTTCCCGCCAGAAAATTGGACGACCTTCTTCATCAGAATGCCGCCGCTCCTATGGTCGCGATTCCGCCGATTATAGACCCGATATTGGCGCTCTGTGCTGCGGCTCGTGCGTTAGCTGCGCTGACCTGGGCTGCGTAGTTGTTCGAGACAAGACCGGAATAATCGGTGTTGGCTATCCCCGTCTGTGGCCCTGCCCCGAATTGCGGGTTCATGATCTGGTTGCCGGACATGAGCGCAGATGTTTCATTCAGTGGCAGATTCCTGAGATAGGCAGATTCTTCGATAGCCCGCTGCCGCGCGGCTTGGTTAAGGCCGAATAACCCTTGCTCCATGCCATAGATTTGCTGCTGCTCGGCGAGGGGAACCGCTCTTTGAGTCAGGGCTTCCTGGATTGAACGGTCCCTCTGAGCGGCCTGAGCGTCAAATGCCGATCTTTGCATCTGTTGAATTTGGGCCTGTTCTTGTGCTGGCATCCCCCTTTGCAGCAACTGCTCCTGAACGGACCTGTCTCTGGCTGCCGCTGCTGTGTCAAACTCCGCACCGCGCATCTGCTGTATCTGCTGCTGCTCTTGTAATGGCACCCCCCTTTGCAGCAACTGCTCCCGCACATCCCTATCTCTGGCCGCTGAAGCGGCGTCAAATTCTGCCCCTCTGAGAGCCTGAAGTTGTCCAGCTTCTTGGATCGGTATTCCTCTTTCGGTCAGACGTTCTTGAGCGCCCGTAGCTCGCTGAGCCTGTTGTGCTGCGAAACTAGCTTGCCCCGCCGCCAATGCTCTTTCTTGACCTGAAATCCCGACATCTCTCTGGATCAAACGCTCTTGAGCACCCGTGGCACGCTGTGCCGCTTGTGCCGCGAAACTAGCTTGACCTAAACCTTGCAACCTCTCCTGCTCGGAGAGGCCAACGTCTCTCTCGGTCAGACGTTCCCCTGCCGCATCTGCTCTTGCCCGTCCCTGAAGACCGGAAAGCTGGCCCTGATAACCCAGAAGCTGCCCCTGCTCGGCCCCCGGCAGCCCACGCAAATAATTCTGTTCCGCGATTGCGTTCTGCCGCGCAGACGTTCCTAATCCGAAAAGGCGCGACTGCTCTGCGCCGCCTGCCTGAATCGCAGCATTCTGGGCGGTTTGGTAGGCGTCAGCCCGGCCTCTATAAAAATCATCCATCGCGCTGGAGAACGCCTGTGTCCCGCGAGCGATACCGGAATTGGCGAGCTTGGTTTCCATCGCTTGCATTTCGCTGGCGAACTTCGGGTCAAGCCTCGACGCATATTGCCCGTAGACCGAGTCAATAACTTGCTGGCGAGCCGCCGCATCACCACTTGGAGCCGCCGGAGCGCCAGAATAATCAAACGGAGTGCCGTAAGCATCAGTGGCCCTCTGGACGGCGCTCTGTGCCCCCGCTGTGTCAAATGCGCCCGGCAGGCCGCCATAGTTAAACGGTTGAGCAACAGCAGATTCCGCTCGACTCGCAGCACTAACAATCCCCCCCGCATCAGCAGCCCCAGGAAGACCAGCATAATTGAACTGTTCTCCGGCAGCAGAACCAATTCTCCCAGCCGCAGAAGAAATTCCTCCTGCATCAGCAGCGCCGGGAAGACCCGCATAGTTAAACTGCTGATCCATTCCGGCTTGCGCTCTGTTTGCCGCCTCTGTTATCTCGCTGGTTGATGGAGCGGTGCCACCTAAGTTGAATGGAGTTTCAATAGACGTGGCGGCCCTGTTGGCAGCTTCACTGACGCCCTGAGATGTCGGCGCCGCGCCACCTAAGTTGAACGGAGTCCCGACAGACCCGGCGGCAGTAGCGGCAGCGCCAGTTATCCCAGCAGCGGAAGGCGCAATGGGCTGTCCAGCATAATCAAAATCAGAACCGGCAATCTGCCCCACGCGGTCAGCGGCGGTTCTAATACCAGCCGTGGTGCCAGGGGTGGGCATTCCTTCATAAGTGAAGGGATCTTCCAAGGCAGTGCCTACACGCCCGACTTGAGAAACAGCTACTTCATTCAACGCATTTATGACAGCGTTCTGTTTATCAACAATCGACTGCTGCGCCGGATCGAGCGTGGTTGTCCTGGCATACTGCTGAATGCCATCTTCAACTTCGCCCCTCTTTGTGTATAATGACGACCCATAAGGAGTATATTCGTCGATCATATTCAGCTTCGCCTGGGCGATAGCTGTTTCCTTATTTACAGCAGCCTGCGCGGCGGCAGTCGCGGCTGGATCAGGAGGCGGTGGTGGCGAAGGTGCTGATTTACCCATTTAGCCATTTCTCCGCATTTTCAGGATACAGGCCGTATGTACAAGCCGATGTTCCGTCTTTGGCCGCGTATGGGTGAACTCCTTCAAGTCGGAAGCCCAGGCCCGTCATAAATTTACGGGCTTTCTTATTTGATTTCGTGGTGATTGCTGTCATCCGCTTAACGCCCAGTTGAGTAAACGGGTAATTCAAGATTCCCCGTATATTTCCCGGCGTGGCCCACTTTTGGGTCGCGGTCACGAAAGTGATTTCGATGTCATTTTGACGATAATTATGGAAGATGGCAACCCCTATAATATCGCCGTCATCTGAAGACACCCCGATTGCCGTCAGCGGCCTTGAAAGCGGGGCGCAATCGGGGTAATGGGCCTCGGCCCACGCCGCCAATTCATCATCACGGCCACAGACCAATGCTGTCAAAGCGCACCCCCCTGCTGCCAGATCATGTCATATGCAGTGAATGACAGCGTGATGGAATTCGTATTCCCGCGAATTGTGGGAGAGGCACACTCTCCTATCCCGACCACCGTTGTCCAGGCGGCGGTCGTTACCGTGTCAGCCCAATACGACTCATCCCACTTTGAAACGTCCCATGTGGCAGCGTCCAGTTCCGGGGTGGTTGGAATATTCGTCGGATTGATATTCGAAAAATTAAGATTCAAATCGATGGCGAACGCAGGCGCTCCGTTCGTCGTAAAATGGGGCCTGCACAGTGTGAAAATCTTCTGGCTTCCCCTCGATCCGTAATAGGAAAAGGCCGGTCGTATTTTCCAGTCTATATTGGCGGAATTATCACTAACTCCTGTATCGGCCTTATAGATCACACCGCCGGCTTGAGCGCCGAAATACAAATCACCATTGAACAATGACCAGCAAGCGGCATTTTGCCCTGTGAATTTACACCATGCCCCCGTCTGGGTATTGACAATATATTGCACGGATTCCGCGGTGGACTTCGGGATATTAAAAAGAGAATAAGAGCCTTGCGGGTAATGGATTGATTGCCAGCCGAAAACAGTCGAATATGACCTGGAAGATGCCAGGAATTCATTCTGGATATTGGTAGTAATTGCTTGCCCGAGACTCCCGATTTGATCAATCGGCAGAAAAGTGGCTAGAGATATCGCGCCATCCTGAGTCGTTACAATAAGATCCGACCCAATTTTCTCGATGCACCGGCGGCCGATTGGCTTGCCAATGTTGAATACACCGACAAGATTCCAAGATGCAGCCACAGACGGATCATTCCCGGAATATATGATGCACTCGCCTTCACTTGTGATGGCGACAAATAGATCATCCGGCCCAGCACCACCGTCGCGCGTCCACGATCCTATGGCCTGGATATACCCGCCCTTCCCGCACAAGCCCCCGATATCGAATGTAGCGACAGTCCCAGCCACAGAAACCACCGGCAAATAGCCAAAGATCAGACTGCCATTGAAGACGAAGAACAGGCGTCTCTGGTGGGCCGTAACGTGGACGATATCTGTCGCCGTGACGCTTGCTAGGCTCGGAGTTGTGAAGGCGCTCCCATTGTAATAAATCGGGGCATCTGAACCGTTCACCATGAACAGGAAATTGCCGCCAGATGTGCCGAACATCGTTGTTTGCCATCTGGCGTTCGCTTTACCCGTCGCAATGGATGTGGAGGCACCTTCGGCGGAAGAATCATAGATCACCGATCCAGCCGCAGATATCAGCTTTCGGGTAACCGGGCCGGCATACTCCACCAAAGTCTCGACAGCTCCCGAACCGTTGCCGGTTGAGTGGGACAGAAAACCGGACCTAAGATCACAGCTTGTCAGGTTTGGGAATATGTTCTCCAACTCGACCGCGAAATCCTCTGGCATATTTGCCAGAGAATCACGGACGTTCCAGCCCCGGACAGGTGCCGGGATGCTCCCACTTTGGGAAGTTCCGATCTTTCTGGAATTGTCGAGGAGAGGCTGGAGCATTTTAGTTACCTAATATCTCAAGCCCAAACCCCGACCCCGACCCCGATTCGGCATAAGTTGCTGCATCATACGCATACGGCGTCTGTTTTCTTCCACGGGGTTGATACCACTTATGCTAGGAGGCAAGCCGATAGTCGCACCTGGAATATTAGGAGAAGCGCCGATTGTCTCTAGGGGCAAGCCACGAGTTGCGCCGGGGATATCAGGAGAAGCGCCCATTTGACTATCGTTTTTAAGAGCTTCCAGTATTCTCTGTAATTCTAGCGCACCTTCCGGTGTCTCCATAAATTCCGCAATCTCTTCTTCTGTAGGCATAACATTATTCCTTTATGGGTGAAGCGTCGCCTCTCTTGGAGTATCTACGATTCCATCTTAATAGCCGACTGCAAAAGAGACAAGATTATTTCATCAATATCTGGATCAGCCATCACGCCCAACTACCTTCCGGGACATAAATACCCCTGGCGGCAGTGCTGCCGGAAATCATATCAAGAACCTTCCTGCCACCCGCGCGTGAAGTTTCATTCGCCAGCTTCTGCTCGTAAGAACGGAAATCTTCTGAATAGTCCAATCCGTTCTTCTTCCTGAATCTCCAGACAACACCCAATTCCATAAGGTTCTCGTCCAGAACGCCGACATCGGAATCAGCGGCCCACGCCGATTGGTTGGTTCCGGAACTGGATTGACAGAAATATGTGGACTGATATTCAAACACCCATGTGTTACCCGCAGAGGGCGCTGGGTAGGCGTAGAGTTTCCCACCGAATATCCTATAGCTGGGATACGGCCCGGTCGCTGTGCGGGCCTTCAGAGCCTGCCACTCGATAGGCGACAACGGCCCGGTTATCGGCTGCGTCAGCGTCCGGTCCCAGAACGTCGAACTGGTAATGTAAGAAAAGCCCGGCGCAATTGTCGTGACGACCCCCTGGAGTTCCGCCGCGAGACTGGTGTGAGTGACTTCGATCTGGGTCGCAGGCCAGGAATAACGGTCAAGCACTTCCCGCCCTTCGGTCTGTGCCAGAGACAGCAACGTCCTGACATTCTGATCTACCGAAGCGATTACAACAGACGGGCGCGTCAGGCCAATTGTGTCCGAAGCATTCTGAACAAGAGTTAAAAGCGTCATCTATTCCTCTTTTCTCGGCCTGCCGCGTTTCTTAGGAACATTTTCGAGACGCTCCAGCAAATCCTCAATCTGGCGGTCTTTCTTGTCGATAGCCTCGGCCAGGGATTCCATTTTGATTTTCAGCGATGCCACCTCCTCGGAAGCCTTGTTGCTCTCGGCAGATGATAGATAGAACTTTGCCTTCTCGACCATCGCAACGCCGCCCATGCCCAGCTTACGGATTGTATCGGCGTTGGCCGAAGCTAAATCCTGAATGGTACGAATTGTGGCGTTCTGGCACGTCTTCAACTGCGCGGGCGTCACACCCGGCCAGTTCTTCAAATCAGTTCCGTTCACGGGAGCCTCGCGGCCCTCTTTCCAAGCCTCGTAAGCGGTGAAAGCAAACGGCGATGGCGGCTTACGCCGGTTGTCGCCGTGCCGCCACTCATGGAGCAGTGCGTCTGTGATCTGCTTATCGACCACCAAGCCACCGCCCGGCATCGTGATGATAGCGAATTCGACATCCTTGAAAATCGGCATACCTTGAGCAATGGTCTGCTCGCGGTCTTCCTCCGGTCGAAGCTCGAAATCGACATAAAAACCATGCCGCTCTTCCATTAACATTTCGACCATTTTTTCCCCTTTAGAAAATTAAAGAAGGGGGTGTCTCGGTGAGACACCCCCGACTAAAGTTAAGCAGAACTTCCATCATCCATGAACGGACGCTGAATTTCGAATTCAGCAAGCCCACTCGATGGAGTATCGACAGCAGAAGCGCCAATGGCAAGTTTCACGCGGTCCCCGGAAACAACAGCATCATCAATGCTGCCCGCCGTGGAAGTCGCGTAAACCAGACCATTATCAGCATATCCGCTTAAAGCCTTGCCTACCGCGTTGCCGCCGATCTGATACCAACCGTATGAACTGGCAACATTGATCGACATTGCGGTAGCAACCGGGCCAATGGCATTAGCCGCCAGAAGCGCGGTTGAATTATCGTCGGCATTGTACGTCACAAAGTTGTTGCCGTTGTTGTTGGTGTTGTTGTTGTTGGTGCAGTTGTTGTTGTTGTTTGTTGTTGGTGGTGGTGGT